TGCCTTCGGTGCTGGTGGTACTGTTGCTTATACTGGTGGAAGTTTAGGAACTAGTCCCTCAGTTTCAACATCATTAACTACTCCAAGTTCTTCTTTTGATCTTATCAATACGACTGCAACTACAGTAAATTTTGCCAAAGCAGCAACTACTCTTTCTATTGGTGCAACAACTGGTACTACAACAGTTAATAATAATCTAACTGTTACTGGTAATCTTACAGTTTCTGGTACAACTACAACAGTTAATTCAACAACAGTTAATATTCAAAATGCCTTCGTGTTTGAAGGTGCAACTGATGATGCATATGAAACTACATTAACAACAGTTGATCCAACTGCAGATAGAAGTATTTCTCTTCCAGATGCTAGCGGTACTATCGTTCTTAAAGATACTACTGATACCTTAACTAATAAAACCTACGATACTGCAGGTACTGGTAACGTATTTAAAATTAATACTACTGCAATTTCTGATATTACTGGTACTGGTAAAGTTGTTTTAGATACAAGTCCAACATTGACTACTCCAACTATCGGAGTAGCAACAGCTACATCTATTAACAAGATGGCAATCACTGCTCCAGCAACTGGTTCTACCCTCGCTGTTGCTGATGGCAAAACCCTTACTGCAAGTAATACTCTAACATTCACTGGTACTGATAGTTCTTCTGTTGCCTTTGGTGCTGGTGGTACTGTTCTTTATTCTGGTGGTGCTCTTGGAACTCCATCTTCTGCTACTCTTACTAATGCTACTGGTCTACCTGTAAGTGGTATTACTGCTTCTACTTCAACTGCGATTGGTGTAGGTAGTATTGAATTAGGACATGCCACTGATACAACTATCGCTAGATCTTCGGCTGGAGTTATTTCTGTTGAGGGTGTAGTTGTTCCAACTGTATCTTCAACTGACACATTAACGAACAAAACTATCGCTGCTGGTTCAAACACAATCAGTGGTTTAACTAATAGTAACTTGAGTGGTACTGCTGGTATTTCTAATGCAAACTTAGCAAACAGTTCTATTACAGTTAATGGTAGTGCAGTAAGTTTAGGTGGATCGATTACAGTTGCAGCTACTGCTTCTAATGCTTTAACTATTGGCACTGGTTTATCAGGCACCTCTTATAATGGATCTACCGCAGTTACTATTGCAATCGATTCAACTGTTGCTACTTTAACTGGCACTCAGACTTTAACAAATAAAACTCTAACTCTCCCAACTATTGGTGGAACAGGTGCTTCATTTAGTGGGTCAACTTCTGGAACAACTACTGTTGTTGCTACAGCAATAGCTGGTACAACCACTTTAACTTTACCTGCTGCAACAGATACGCTAGTAGGTAAAGCAACCACTGATACATTAACTAATAAAACTATCGCTGCTGGTTCTAATACAATTTCTGGTCTTACTAATAGTAATCTATCTGGTACTGCTGGTATTTCTAATGCTAACTTAGCTAACAGTTCTATTACTGTTGGTACTACGGCTATCTCATTAGGTGCTTCTAGCACTACTATTGCTGGTTTGACTTCTATTGATGCTACATCTGGAGCAACTTCTTTCTTTGCCACACCTACAGCGCCAGCATTGTTTGCTGCAGGTACTGCTGTTACTATTGGTGCCACTACTGGTACTACAACTGTTAGAAATGGATTAGTTGTTACTGGTGATTTAACTGTTAATGGTACGACAACTACTATTAATGCTACTACTATTACTGTTGATGATATTAATATTGAACTAGGCTCTGTAGCTTCTCCAACTGACGTTACTGCAGCTGGTGGTGGTATCACTCTTAAAGGTACTACTGATAAAACAATCAGCTGGTCATCTATTGGTTGGACTTCTTCTGAAGACTTTAACCTTGTTACTGGAAAAGCATATGAGATTAATGGAACATCAGTTCTTTCTTCTACTACACTTGGTTCTGGAGTTACTGGTTCTTCATTAACTTCTGTTGGTACTATTGGAACTGGTGTTTGGCAGGGAACTCTTGTTGGTGCTACTTATGGTGGTACTGGTGTAAATAATGGATCAAACACATTAACTCTGGCAGGTAATGTGTCACATGCTGGTGCATTTACGCAAACCTTTACAGCTACTGGAACTACTTCTGTAACATTACCAACTTCTGGCACTCTTGCTACGTTAGCTGGTTCTGAAACACTAACAAATAAAACTATCGCTGCTGGTTCTAATACAATTTCTGGTCTTACTAATAGTAATCTATCTGGTACTGCTGGTATTTCCAATGCCAACTTGGCGAATAGTTCTGTTACTATTGGTTCTACTTCAATATCACTTGGTGCAACTTCTACTTCTCTTGCTGGCATAACATCGATTACGTATGCTGGTTCTACTTCTGGAACTACTCAGATTATTTCTGGCGCAATTGCTGGTACTAGCGTACTAACATTACCAGTCGCTACAGATACTTTGGTTGGTAAAGCAACTACTGATACACTAACTAATAAATCATTAACAAGTCCAGTTGTAACTGGAACTCAGAATAATAATTCTATTGTTTATGAAACTACATTTAGTCAGGGAAGTATTACTACTGCCACTGCAGTTCATACATTCCCAATTGCGACTTATCGGTCAGCTTCTTACTTGTTCCAGATTACAAATGGTACATTCTACAAAGTAGTAAAAGTATTAGTTGTGCATGATGGCACAACTGCAACACAAAGTGATGCCTATATTGATGACGTTGAAGTTGGAACTGGAACTCAGAATACAACATACACGTTTGATATTTCTGGCGGGAATGTAAGATTGTTAGTAACTGCTGCATCTGGTACAGCTACCGTAAAAGGTATGGTATCAATGATTGCGGTATAAAGGATAACTATGGCAGTCGCTACTAGAGAACAATTAAAACAGTATTGTCTACGTGATCTAGGAGCACCTGTCCTTGAGATTAACGTAGACGATGATCAATTGGAAGATCGTATTGATCAGTCGCTAGAATACTGGCGTCTGTATCATTATGACGGTATTGAAAAACTTTACATGAAGCAGAAAATTCGTGCTTCAGAAATTGTCATTGAAGAATCTATTGCAGAAACTTTTGATCTTGAGGATATCGTAACTGGTCAATCTTCTGGAGCAACAGCAAAAGTCTCCAAAGAATATGGTCGTCCATCGACAGGAACTTTGCTTCTCGTTAGAAGTATTACTGGAACATTTGAAGCTGGTGAAACCATTGTTGCTGGCCATGGCCAAAGTGCAACTCTTGTGTCAGCTACTAAACGTGAATATGATAACAAGTATATTGAGATTGATGATTGGGTTTATGGTGTTACACGTGTAATTCCTTTTGCTCAGGCTTCTTCTTCAAAGAATCTATTTGACTTACAATATCAATTGCGTTTGAATGATTTGTATGACTTGTCTTCAACTTCAATCGTTTATTTTAAAACTGTAATGTCTCACTTAGCCATGCTCGACTTAGAGTTGAATGGTTATCCGCTTTATAGATTCAATCGTTTACAAGGTCGTTTATACTTAGACATTAACTGGGAAACTGATATTCCACTCGGTGATCATATCGTTGTTGAAGCATATCGTGCATTGAATCCAGCTGATTTTTCCAAAGTCTGGAATGAGACTTGGCTAAAGAAATATGTAATCGCTCAATTCAAACGCCAGTGGGGGACTAACCTCAAGAAGTTTTCTGGCATTCAACTTCCAGGTGGAGTAACTCTTGATGGTGATAAATTGTATCAAGAAGCCATGGATGAAATTCAACATCTAGAAGATGACCTAATGACAAAGTCTGCTCCATTAGACTTCTTCATGGGATAATTAATGCCAACCAATGTTTATTTCTCTCAGGGAACTAGGAACGAACAATATCTAGTTGAAGACTTGATCATTGAATCTTTGAGGATTTATGGTCAGGAAATGTTTTATATTCCAAGAACATTAATTGCAAAAGATGAAATCTTAGGAGAAGATCGTTTAAGCCAATTTAAAAATGCATTTCCTATTGAAATGTATTTCGAAAACGTAGACAGCTTTGCTGGTCAGGGTGCGTTTATTCAGAAGTTTGGTTTAATGATGGAACAGTCTGCAACACTGGTTGTTGCTCGTAGACGTTGGGAACAGTTAGTTGGACGTTATAAAAAAACTCAAATACCAATAAGACCTAACGAAGGTGATCTTCTTTATTTCCCATTGACTAAAGGTTTGTTTGAAATTAAATTCGTACAACACCAAGATCCATTCTATCAACTTGGCAAACTTTATGTTTTTAAACTACAAGTTGAACTCTTTCAATATGCTTCTGAGTTTATTGATACTGGAGTTGCTGATATAGATGCATTTGAATCATTAAAAACTTTCACTACCAATACATCTCGTTCTGCTTATGGGGAACTAATTCGCATTGATATAACTAATCAAGGTTCTGGATATACTGTGCCTCCAACAATATCTTTTACAGCAACTTCAGGTTCTGGCGCAACAGCCGTGGCTGTTTTAGGAACTGATAGTTCTTCAGATAAGGTTGTTGATATTATTGCAACAAATCCTGGAACTGGATATAAAACTGCTCCAATAGTTAGCATTAGTGGAGATGGTGATGATGCTTCTGCCACTGCAATTATTGATGCTAATATTGATAAGCCTCAATCCTTTGGTGATAATAATAAATTTAAAACTGAAGCTGCAGATGTATTATTCAGTGCACTGAATCCATTCGGCGAAGTAGATACCTCAAGGTAATATGTTAAATAGTAATGTTTTCTATCATGGGATTATACGAAAGACTATTGTTTCTTTTGGTAGTCTATTCAGCGACATCTATATCGACAGAAAAAAAGATGGGTCTGTTACAGGAGAGACTGTTCAGCGTCTGCAGATTCCTCTTGCTTATGCACCAAAAGAAAAATGGATTGTGCGCTTGGAACAAGATCCAAATCTAGAAAATCATACATACGTTTCATTGCCAAGAATGTCATTTGAGATTACTGGTTATACATATGACTCCGCAAGAAAAACTACTAGAATGCAAAAGATTACATGCGGTGATGGATCAAATTCTGCTTCCTTCATGTACTCTCCAGTGCCGTATAATGTTGATATCTCTTTGTATATTTTAACAAAAACTCAAGAAGATGCCATGCAAATCATTGAGCAAATTCTTCCAACCTTTACGCCAGAATATACATTGACAATTAATGCAGTTCCTGACATGAATGTAAAACAGGACATTCCAGTTATTTTAAATAGTATTACAGTTCAAGATGACTATGATGGAGATTTTCAAACTCGTCGTTTTGTTACACATACACTGACGTTTACACTTAAGACTAATCTTTATGGTGCAGTTAGCGGTGGAGGTATTATTAATACAGTCAATGCTAATATTGGAATTAATGATGTCGATAATCCAAATAGAGTTTATTCTGCAACTGGGGACTCTACTGATGCAACTATTATTTCCCAAGAGTGGACAGATAACTTTTAACTATGGCACAGATTTATAATGCGAATGTGAACTTAAAGGCAGCTGGTGTCAAAGTTCAATTTACACCAGAGCAAGTTCAAGAATGGCTTAAGTGCGCTCAAGACCCAATTTATTTTATTGAGAACCACTGTAAGATTGTTTCGCTTGACCATGGTTTAATTCCTTTTAAACTTTATGAATGTCAAGTAGAAAAGGTTAAAATTATTCATGAGAATCGTAAAGTTATTCTCATGGAAGGTCGTCAGCAAGGAAAGACGACTACGTCAGCTGCATATATTCTTTGGTATACTATTTTCCAAGAATCTAAAACAGTGGCTATCCTTGCAAACAAAGCAACTGCTGCACGAGAGGTTCTTCATCGTTATCAATTGATGTATGAGAATTTACCTCACTGGTTACAGCAGGGTGTTATTACTTGGAACAAAGGTGACATTGAATTAGAAAACAAGTCACTGGTATTTACTGCAGCTACAACTGCTTCTGGTATTCGTGGTAAATCTGTTAACATGCTTTACGTTGACGAAACTGCCATTATCCCAAACACAGTTGCCGATGATTTCTTTACTTCAGTTTACCCAACTATTTCTGCTGGTGAAACTACAAAGATTCTTTTATCTTCAACACCATTAGGTTACAATCACTTCTGGAAGTTCTGGAATGATGCTGAAAATAAAAGAAACGATTTCGTTCCACTGTTTATTCCTTATTGGAAAATTCCTGGACGTGATGAGAAATGGGCTGAAGCGCAGAAGCGTCAGCTTGGTGAGTTAAAGTATAACCAAGAGGTTCTTTGTAAATTCCTTGGTTCTAGTCTTACCCTTATCAATGCTGATACAATTGCTAATATGTCTTTGGCTCAAACTGTTTACAGCAAAGATGGTTTAGATATATATGAGAAACCTCAGCGTGGACATACATATGTAATGGTTGCCGATACTGCAAAAGGTGTTGGTGGCGATTACTCAGCTTTTACTATTATAGATATTACAGAAGTACCATACAAACTTATCGGCAAATATAGAAACAATACAATCAGTCCTCTTTTATATCCAAATGTGATTTATGAGACTGGTAAACAATATAACAACGCATACGTACTGGTAGAGGTTAACTCTAGCGAACAGGTTCCTCATATTTTATACCAAGAATTAGAATATGAAAACATACTTTTTGTGACTAGAACTACGGGATCACAAGTGGTCTCTGGTGGATTTGGTGGTGGTAAAACACAGCTTGGCGTCAATACGGATAAGAAAGTCAAACGTATCGGCTGCCATAACTTCAAATCTTTAGTAGAAGAAAAGAAACTATTAATACAAGACGCAGATACAATATCCGAAATATCAACCTTCATCGAGACTAAGGGAACTTATCAGGCGGATGATGGTTATCATGATGACTTAGTAATGAGTTTAGTACTGTTTAGTTGGTTAACAACTAACCCTTATTTTAAAGACCTAAATAATATAAACCTTAGGGAAATTATGTATAAGAAGCAGATGCAAGCAATTGAGGATGAACTAACGCCATTTGGGGTTTATAATGATGGGAATACTGAAGAAACTGCCCCTTTAAACTTTTAGAAATGTGGGTTTTCATAAATAAATTAGTGATGACCATGCCCATGCTTGTCAAAACAAAATAACAATGTAAATGTAATAAGGAGAATACCAATGCCTTTTCAACTAAGTCCTGGCGTTGCAGTCGTAGAAAAAGACTTTACCTCAATCGTTCCTGCTGTAGCTACCTCAACTGGTGGTTTTGCTGGCGATTTCCAATGGGGTCCAGTTCTAGATCCAGTAACTATCGATTCTGAAAACAATCTTGTTTCAAGATTCGGTAAGCCAACTGATACAAATGCAACCTC